ATGCTCCATTACAAATGTCTACTACTGATGCCATATCACTTCCTTATAATATACTTTCTACGTATCTGTCTATTCTTTTTTAATTCGTAAAGTTCTTCTATTGTCTTACCTTGTTTTACGTCAAAACCATAATGATTTTTACCATCGTTTTGAAACCTATCTACAAGAACGTATCTATAAATATAATTACCTTTTTTGAAGTGTATTACAGTTTCTAGATCCTTTATCGTTTTCATATTAAAGATGAGGGGATTGCTCCCCCCATCAAAGTAGCATTAAAATTATGCTTCGTGAGCTTGTACTTCTACAACTTTAGCTTCTTCCATTCTAGTCGCACCGAATGCAGCAGAATAGTAAACTTGAGTTGCGTAACCTTTATCAGATCTCTCATCGATTCTAGCAGTAGAATCTTTACCAACAGCTAATGCAACACCATCTTGTACGTAGGCGATACATTTTCTTTTGTTAGTAGCGATTGCTAGTCTGTTAGATACACAGAAGTTGAAACCCATAAATGAGTTAATATCACCTTGAGCAAGAGCTTTAACTGTATTAAAGTCAGAGCTAGTCACTTCAGTAGTTCCTAACAAATCAGTGATTTGTTTTGGAGATACAATGATGTGTCTCGGTAGTGAAGGATCAACGTCAGCTAGATCTATGATTTCTTTCGCTTCTCTTAATTTAGCGATAGTTAAACCAGCAGTTCCAGATTCAACGATTTTTTGACCAGCAGGTAAAGCAACAGCAGTACCACCAGCTACACCTGTGTCAGATGAACCTAAAGCAGCAGCGATGATTGCATCATCCATAGCTCTTCCCATTGCATAAGCAGCAGCCATTGCATAAGAAGAAGTTGGATCTACAAGCATTCTTACTTTATCTAGATCATCAATAAGATCAGCAAACTCGTAGTCAGCTAATGAAACTCTTCTTCTTGAGTGAGGAGTATCTGCTTGTGGAGTGTCGCTGTGTCTTACAGTTCTAGCAGTTGCAGTTACAGAACCAATTTGGTCAAAGAAAGCATTCTTTCCTGTAACAGATTCTAATCTTACTTTATCTCTAAGAATAGAACCCTTTTGTTGTGATAACATTTGTATGTTAGAACTATATTGTTCTACAAATGCTTTTGTTATTTCAGTTGACATAATATGTCTCCTATATGTTAAGTTAATGTTAAACAAAACAGAGACGTTCTCAGAAATTCTGGCTTCTCTTGGATTTAAAGTCTTTTAGACTACAAGTCTATTCCTTGTTGTCAGTAAGGTTCGAAGAGTTTATTTTTCGAGTTATCTTACTTTTCTTAGGAGAACTTTCATTCTCCATAGAAATCCATTTATAATATTCTTCACACTTTGGCAAGGGATTAGATTTAATATTTTCAGATCCACTTTCTAAAACTGTTCTTAATATTTCTAACCTAATCTCCTTGTCATTCATAATATTATTCGTTCATCATTGTTCTTAAAGTAAATACTTGTTGTACTACTTTATCATGATCTGGGTGCATCTTATTCCAATATGGACCATCCCTGTCATTAACAAGTGAACTTATTTCAGTTTCAATGTCTCTACCAGATGTTGCATTATCTTCTCCAGTACCAATCATTTTATCTTCTGACATAAGATTAGCAATGTTTGCAAAACCTTTTATGATTGCAGGATGATCTCCTAATCTTCTACCATCAGATAAAGTTAGATCTAATATTTCTGCATCCATATTAGCTTTAGCAACTGCTCCAGCTTTTTTTATATTCTCATCAAATGATCTACCCCATTCTTTTCTAAGCTCTTGTTCTGCTTGAGCTTGATAAGTTTCAGTATCAATTTGTGCTTGTTGTGCAGATCCTTCCATAGAGTTTTTATAATACTCTAAGATACCTTGAGCTTGTTTATTATTTAAACCTAGCTTGTGAGCATTCTCTGCAAAAGATTTAACAGAAGATTCATCTAATGGAACTATATCAGAATTAACTTCCAGTTTATATTTGTCTGGAGATTCTGGTCTACCTAATTTAGAATACACTTCATTCCATTGATCTTCTGTTGAGTTTTGATTTGGTACAGGAACTTTATCTTGACCAATCATAGATACAGCATTGATGTAGCTTTTAGCTAGAGCATCAATCTCTGTAAACTTTTCTATGTTAGGGTTAGTTCTAAATTCCTCGCTAATAGTTTCTTTCCAAGTTGCTGGAGTAGAAGTATTAGTTGTTGCAATAGTTGGTGCAACAGGTGCTGTAGTTTGTGTCGTTTCTACAGGCTCAGTTACTTGAGTTGTCTGTTCTTCTGACATGGTTATTTATCCTTTTCCTTTTGTAGCATTTGTTTAATAAATAGAAGGATGCTACGTTGACCCTCCATGTATGCACTCTCATGACTATCTCCTTTAATGTTAGTAGTAGAATAAAAGTGACATCTTTTTTCTAGATCAGATAAAACTTCTTTGCCTTCATCTGATTCAAAAATAAATTGATAATTATCTCTTAATTTTTTAATGTACTCGTGTACAGCTTTTTCATCTTGCATAAGATCCTTTCTATGGTTTTATTATTCCTCTGCGTTAATTAATGCTCTAGCTTCATCTGGTAATGCTTTTGCCATTGGTGCAGCAGCTCCAGCAGTTTCAGCTAATTGTTGCATCTGTGCCATTTGTTGTTGTTGTGCTTGTTGTTCTTGTGCAGCTTGTCTATCTGCTTGAACCTCTGAACTAGATTTTAAAACTTTTTGTGGAACACCTACAACATCCATTAAATGTTTAACAAGTTTATCCATATTAACATGATCGAATACTGGAGCAACATTTGCTAATGATCCTAATATTTCTATACCTCTCATAATAGATTGTAACTCTGTAGACTTTTGTGCTTTAGCAAGAGGTGATACATATTCAATTTCTACATCTTGACCAGCTAAGAAGTCTGGTGCTTGTGGGAATAAATTTTTTCTAAGTATCAAAGAGAATGCTCTATCAATTAATGGTTTTAATAATTCAGATTGAAGTCTACCAAGAACTGGACCAAGTAATCTCATCTTCTCTTCATTACGTTGGATAACTTCTGTTGCTGTCATTTGTGGACCACTCTGCATCATTAATTGATTTACATAGAAAGCATTTCTAATTGAGTTTCTTCTTTGCTCTTCCATGTTTAAACCTAATGGAGTGTTCGCACCAATGTTTAAAGTTTCAATTCTATCTCTAGTTCCTGCTCTGTAGAAGTTTAATCCACCAGGAACTGTTCTTACTGGTAAAATAAATCCATCATCTGGAACAAGTAAAGGTGGATCAACTTGTTTCTGTGCAGACTTAATTGTAGTCTTAGACATTTCATTTAGCATCTTAACGTCTGGCAAAGCTGTCATTGCTGGAGATCTACCATAAATTTCGTGTGATGCTTTTAAGTATCTTGGTACTACAAATGGAAACTCTCTAAATCCAGATACAGATAATTCATCACCTGTTCCTGCTTCAAAGTAAACAGATTCAAAAGGCATATTGCCTTTGTCTTGTTTCTTAGGATCAAAGTCTGATCTTGGATATACTGCATGAATAATATCTATTTCTTCGTATGGATCTTTTCTATGTGTAGTTACAATGTTATTAGAAACATTAGCACCAAACTTTTGTATTGCAGCTCTAGCTGTTAATCTAAACTTTCTAAAGATTGTATCTATTCTACCTTTGTCATTTTCTGAAATATACATTTCATTAATATGTCTTGTAGAGAATTTTAAAATATCTTCTTCATCTTCTTCGATAAACATTGCTGCTGTACCAAATGTAATTAGATCGTGATACAGTTCAAATATTTCTTGTTGGAAGTTAGATCTATTAAATGCTGTGTACATAACTTCTGTAGCTTCTTCTAACCATGCTTTAGCATCGTCATCATTTTCTAAATCTGTACCTTTGAATTTTAATGAGAACCAAGGAGTAGCAGGGTTCGTCAACATACCATGAAGTGATGCAGCTAATAATTCTACTGCTTGCATTGGAGAAGAATCAAAAACTAATTCTGTTCTCTTATCACCTTTAGATCTTGTTTTAGTAACATCAGCTTTTCTTGGTTGCATATAGTCTGCAACTTCTTGCCAATGACTTTCCCAATTTTGTCTGTTTGATTTTAAACGATCAAATCTTTTTAATAATTTTTTTGTTAAATCTGTTTGTGCCATATTATCCTAATAGAGTTGGTTTACCCAAAGTCAAACCTTTGTTATCTTGTACACCTTGAGCTGATGTTAATATTGTTAATGATCTTCCTCTACCTCTTCTTTTTTTTAAAATTAATTCATTTGCTGAAGCTCTTGCTTCTTCTGAAGTTACTTGAGATACTTCTGCAGTTGTTGGTGATGTTACTGTTGGAGATTGCACAACCATACCACTTGATGTTGCAGCTCCTACATTACCATTATCATTACCACGTTGACTTCCACCAGCAATACTAACTTTATTACCACTAAAAGTTTTTCCACCTTGATAATCAGATGAACCTAATAATTCTTCATTAGTTTTTCTTGTATTATAATCTTCTTTAATTGATTTACCAATTTTTGTAACACCTCTAACAACAGCTCCAGTTACTCCACCACCTTTTACAAATTCTACTACTGGATTTTTTTTCTTTGGTGGTTCATATCTATTTGATCCACCACCTCCTCCACCACTAGAACTATTAGATCCCATAATTATTTTCCAAATGTTAAAGAAGATTTATTTTCACTTGTAACTTCTTTTTTTAATTCTGATTTAGTTTCATTAACACCTACACCAGAATCTAATTCATTCCCTAAGTCAAACAATGGTTTCTTCTTAATAGATTTAGTTTCTGTTTTTTCTTTTTTGCTTATTGCTTTTTTAATTTTATCAAACATATTATGATCCTAATAAAGTTTTCTTCTCTACGTCTGCTTCTTCCATAGCGATTAGTGGAGAAGTTTTGATTGTTGATTTTCTACCTTTTCTTTTTCGTTCTTTAGCTGCAAACTCAGCATCTAACCTTGCTTGTTCTTCTGCAGACAATTCTGTTGAAGGTGGTTCTGGCAATGGTTGCACTGGTGGCAAACTTGGCATTTTTGGTTTAAGTATTGATCCCATAATTATATAATCCTGTAATCATTATCTGCTACACTTTGTGGAGCATTTTGTCTAGTATTTAATTCTTGTAACCCTACTGCTAGATACCTCATTGCATCGCAAGCATGACTACTCCAATCGTGTACAGGCTTTGATCTGAACATTCTGCTCTTATCAATATATTTCCTGTGGTAATGTCTTAACGCATCTATAAGGGATTTGCAATGGTCTGTATCAAACCAACATCTGTTGAGCAACATTGTTACTGAGTGTATTCCTTCTTCTACTGGTAGCTTCGGCACTACTTTGAAACGCACCCCTAATTGGTATGCTATCTCACGTCTAGTCTTACCATTGCCAAACTCCTGTACTTCAATATCGTGTGGTGCATAATGATCTTTGTAGACATAAGGTTTTTCGTTTAGCAACTGAATATAGTGGGGTAATCCATGACCACGTTCTTCATGGTAATCGATTATGTTTATTGCTGAACCTCTTTGCTGAAAGAATATAATACTACTGTGGTCTGCGACACCGAGATCCCAAGCAGTAGAGACTGGCAAGGTAGGATCGTAGGGTACTCTTGCTAGTTGCTTCTTATCATCTAGTTTGTTCATTTCTTCTCCAAAGATTGCACCTTCAATGTTGGCAATCCAATCACACTCAAATTCTTGTAGGTATTTCTTCTCACCCATAACTTCTCTTGCTTTTTCTAATTCTTCTGGATCTACAATCTTAGTCTCTGATGCTTTAGCTTTGTAGTTAAACCAATCTTCTGCACCATTTGCGTGTTGGTATAAATCATAGAAGTTATTGTTCATTCCAGCAGGTGTACCAATAAAGACACAGTAACCTTTTCTGTCAGATAGAGCTGGTCTAATAATCTCTGAGAATAGTTTACCATCAATATTTGCGTACTCATCGATTACACAACCATCTAAATAGATACCTCTTAACCCATCTGAGTTCTCAGCTCCTAGTAATGTTATCCTACTTCCATTTGGTAGATCTACTCTTAGTTCTGTTTCATTGAACTTTGTTGCTGGGATTTTTGCAGTAAACTGTTTCATGTAATCCCAAGCGATTGACTTCGCTTGTTTAAAGGTTGGTGCAATATAAGCAAATCTAGGATTCTTATGTTTGCACATTAATGCTGATTTAATCAGATGATTAATCATACATACTGTCTTGCCAAATCTTCTGTGGCAGACCAGCACACTCCATCTATATCTTCCAATCTGCTGGTGTAAATAGGATTGATGCTTTCTTGGAGTATAAGGAATCTTAATATCCATATTAGTGCATCATTTTAGAACTGTGTTCAAAACCTAAAGGTTTATAATCTATACCTAAAGTAACCATTGCATAGTTAGCAAATAGTTCTGCTGATACCGAATCTGGCATACCAAAGAACTTAATAACTACATTATTGGTTTTTTCTTCAATATAAGCAACACAATCTAGATCATCTGTATCAAAGTATTTCATACACTAGATGTAGTACATTTAGTTTTAAAAAAAAGTAAAAAATAATTTTTAGAAAGGGTGTGTATAACTGGTGCAGGGTATGTTTGAGGATGTGTGTATGGGTGTGTGAAATTCCCATGTATATATATATATAAAACAGACACCAATCTGGCATGGGTATGGGGGGGTACATTTCAAAAAAAACGTGTCATGCTCTATATATATAGCCGGTAATGTGTTTCGATAAGAAAACGTTATCAGTAATAATAATAAAAAATCTTTTAAGTACCAAGCTATGATCTAGTTAATTGCTACCGATTGTTATGATGTGAGAGATTAAAACTTTGTCGCTTGATATAAGAATAACATCTTTTAAACCTTCTATATTTTTAACTCTCTTAACTTTCTTAACCTTCTAACCTTCTAATCCTTCTCATCTTTTAACTTCTATCTTTTAATCTTCATATTACCTTAGAACTATTCTAACATTACCTGCGTCATTATGGTACAAAATTATTATTGACATTATAACTTTTATGGCTATATTGATATTTATAAACAAATAAAGAAAGGTTAAACAATGAGAAAACACAAAAAAATAGTTTTAGATAAATCTTATAGATTAATGAATGATCAAGCTAGATATGTATT